CATCGTACGCAATGTAGTCATAAGGGTGGAAACCGTTGTGATCACAGTAGAAATGCCAAGCAATACTGGCCCGATTGCCGCTGCTATCATAGCTGCTTTCACGATCATTTCCTGTGTCCCTGGCGATAACGCATCCCATTTTTCTTTCAACCGCTGAATTATATCCCGAACTTTTTCCAGTGCTGGCATAAGAATATCGCCAATTGTGGCGCCGATATCTGCCCCAACAATCTTCAGCTCGTTCATAACAAGCTTAAATTTATCGGCAGGATCAAGTGTATCTTCAAATGTCGTGGCCACATTGCCGGATACATCATCGACGGCAGCGCCAAGATCGCGGAAATCAATAGTGCCATTTTTTACAGCATTATAAATAGCATCGCCGTTTCGCCCGAACAGCTCATACGCAGCACTCAAACCGTCCATGCTATCTGTTCCGTTCAAAATACTATTCTGCATTTGTTCGAGCGCATCCGACATGGACATGCCTTCTTCCGTAGCATTTTTTAGCGCACGACGTAAGCCTTGCAAAACAGTATCGCTTTCCGCTCCGGATGTTTCCAGGTTGCCCATAAACACAGCCGCCTGGTCAATGCTCAGCCCCATCTCTTGGAATGCAGCTCCGTTTTTTACTAAGCCTGTCGTCAATTTATCCACGGAAATACCAGTATTTTGTCCGACAGAATTAAGTCTATCCAATAACCCGCCGGCTTTATCTGCTCCGAGTCCAAACGTGGCAAGGGCTTTCTGGACGCTATCAATAGACGTAGAAACATCCGTATTATTAAGACTTGAAAACTGCACAAACTGACCAGATAGTTTTTCAAGAGCTGTGCCTGTCAACCCAAAACGTGTATTGACCTCGCCAATAGCAGCCCCGGCTGTTTTAAAGTCCGTCGGAACAGTCGTGGCAATTCCTTCAAGCGCGGTCTGCATATCTTCCAATGCTGCTCCGGAGGCTCCTGTCTTCTGAATGATCGTATCCATACCAGCATCCACTTCATTAAATGCTGCCACGGATGCCGCTCCGATTGCTGCAAGCGGTGCAGTGACCATTGCCGTCATTCCCTTGCCAACAGTCCCGAAGCTTTTGCCAATAGACTGGGCAAGCGATTTTCCGCCAGTCATACCGGCTTTATTCATCGCCGGATCTATAACGCTGGATATTTTTTCAGTTATCCCTTCAGCAGAAGGTACAATTTGCACATACGCTTGTCCTAAATCAGACATGTGTATACTCCTTTATCAGCCGTTCGCGCTCTGCCTCAAAGTCCGCACCGGACTGGAATCCTTTTGTCGTTTTTTCTGCAGTAGCTCCTGTCATAACACTGGTCATTGACGGCGGCCTATCTTCTTTGTTGAATACCAAAACAGATAAAATGTCATATATCTGTGGCAATACTAATTCAGGTGCCAAATACGTATATCCACGCATTGACATCATAATTCTCGAGTTTTCCCTCAAACCGGACGCAAGAACTGCCAGCGTTTTCACTGGCAGCTCTTTATAGTCGTATATATGGTATGTTTCAGCAAGATCACATACCAATGCGTCTTTGTCCTTTGCGAGCATCGCGGCGAGGGCTACTATTTTTTTGTGCCTTCTTCCTCCGACAAGATGTCGATAATTTCCGTCACCTCATTTGTGACAGTTGTAACCGGCACACGTCCTTTTTCGTTTCTGCAGTGTTCGATCAGTTTCTTTTTCTGCTGGTCGCCAAGCAGAAGTGTGATGGTCTGGAAAATTTTGTTATTGTCCTCATACTGTGCAGTTGCCCAGCTATCAAGAAACTCATAATCTTCCAAGACTTCCTTATCGATATCAAAATTGAAACCGGATTTTGTTTTACCCTTCATCGCGTGCTCCTCCTGTGGTTTAAATTACGCTCTCAGAATATATTCCCGGTGTGTATCGCCATCCCATGCGTTATGCGGCATAGCCAGCAGCGTCATATCATACCCCGCAAGCTCGTTATCACGATAGACAATATCTGCCAGCGTCTGCAGCTTAGCGTTCGGGGCCACGATACGCTTTACAGCGCCGTTTGTAAGCACGGTGTCGTATACCCAGACAGCCGCCTCAGGCTCCGAAGAATTTGCTTTTACAGTGATTCCTTGCGACAGCGTGCCTGATACATTCTCATCGCCGTACACCGCCTTCAGGACATCGACATTCAGGATCTCAATCAGTTTAAACTTGAAATTATCCGGCTTTTCTGTCTGAGATGTTGCCACAATATCACCACCCCATGCCTTGAACTCTTCAGACGATGCGGTGTTAGAATTTGTCAGACCGTCCTCAGAGACATAACCGAGACATTTAAATGCCGGATCGAGTGAAGTCGTTGCATCCGTCGGCAATGTAGAGCCAAGCGGAGCGCGATAAATAGCACCGCCTACTTTAGGCTTACCAAACGATACTAATGTAGAATCATTAGCCATTATGCTTTACCTCCTATACGAAATAGAGATCATAAACACACTGGTAACGGTATTGTTTTGTTCTTGGATCCGTATGGTTATAATTAGACGTCATCCGCACACCGGCCACTGCGTCCAGAATGATGATATTGTCCATCTTCTTACGTACTAGTTCATCCAACACAGCCGCCTCATACATAGACTCCGCATAAGACTGGATTGCCAATGATGCCGTTGTTGCACAGTTCGATTTGCTTGCACCAACCTTTTCAATGACAACAAACCGCTCCGGTACTTCCGGATAATCATCAGACGGAACTTCCGGTGCTTCCATCATCACAGGCACGTCTATTTCAGTTGCAAGATAGTCTAAAACTACTTTTTCGATCATGATCGGATTACCTTTTCCAGTGTGTTGTTCTCTAGGTTGTCAAAATATGCTTCTCGTGCCTCTGGAAAGACATTGGCATACGCTCTGTTCTGCCCGGTATGGACTTCTGCAGAATATCCTTCACCAGCTTCTCCGGCTTTTTGTTCTGCGTACTCCTTCAAAATGTTCTGCATTGCTTCGCTTTTCAGAAGCTCACGCACGCCACTCTTGTTTAATTCAAAGCGCAAGAGTTTATTCATATTTTTCAACCATAACCTTTTTGTTCCACGACAGCGGGATGAGATCTTCAATCCCCTGCGTAACTTCTCCGAAAGTACGGAAAGTTTTGCCGAAAAACGAGACCTTGCGATCTGTCCATGTATGAGTATCGCCCTTCGGGATCCCGAGCGTATAGGCAAGGCGTTTTCCGGTCACATTGAATGTTTCCGTAATGTCTTCTGTAGACGGTTCGCCGATCAGGACATTGTCGACAGTAATCGTCACATCCTGATATGCCGATTTTCCGAAGCCGTCAACGCCTGTCTTCTGCTTATCAAACAGAGTTACTGGCACCCCTTTGAGTTTTCCCATAACTTGATCACTCCTATCCGCTGTCGCCGCAGTCCAAGCCGTTTCAGGTCATTCCGCATGATTGCACCGGAAACACCGCCGCCAGGGATCGCATAAGTACCTGACCATGTATAGCCAAGTGCGCTCTGTGATTCCTGACTCATCGGTTCCCCGTCAGTAGACTGACGCATAGCCCGGACTACTATGTCCACCGTAACGAGCTTCACAACGCTGGCATATGCTTCGCTTGCGTTGATCATTTCATCAATGTCTTTGCCAACTTTTACGGCTTCGTACCGCAAGGCATTAGACACTAATGGCAGGAGCGCCTCGATACGATCCTGCTCATCGCTCGTATATATTTTGCCTGTAATGGCAGTTACTTCTGCCAGCGTTGCAAATGCGCTCATTTTTTAGCAGGTCCTTTCTTTTTCACCGGTCCCGTTCTCTTCGTTTCTGTTTTATGGGCGGCACGGGTCATGACAGGTTCCCAATCGCCGCCCAATTTTGACTCTACGTCAATTACAGCACCGGTCTTTTTATTCCGGTATTCCATGTCACGCCTTTACACGCGCAAAGGAATCAGCATCAAGGATACCCCACCCGATGAACGCTTCAGCTCTGAGAACAACCTCATTCGTTCTCTTCAGATCGCCCTGTCCATCCGGATCGCCGTACTCGATAACCTCGAGCGGGATATTCTTGGAATAGCCCCAGCGGAACGCATTCTGGAAGTCGCCGACGATGACGTGGTCTGTCTGGGAGCCGGTAGCAGTACCAGTGACGGAGATGGTTCCGTTCACATCCGCGCCCATGCCGTAGAACGTGTCAGGATTGCCGCCAAAACGATATTCCGGATACTGCGGAACACCGTTGACTTTGATTGCAGCCATAGCGGCCCCAGCTGTCGGAGACATAGCAACACCATTGACGACATTTCCGTCAGCAATGACCATCTGGATAGCTGCGTCAATATTTGCGTCAATATTTGCCGCGGCATATGTCACCACGTTGCCGGTTACAAGGCCATCAAAGCTGTTCGTGGCTTTGAAAGATGCATCGGCCAGATCTGCCGGGTTAATGCCGTGGATAGCCGCAATATCGATGCCACGGGCGATCTTTTTGGCAAAGCCGTCTGCGAATGCACGCAGATAGTTTGTTTTTGAATCAGCATTGTAAATGAATTCATTCGAAACACGATGCTGGTAAACGAATTTCACCGGACGAATCGTCTTCGGAGTAATCGCCACATCGCCTGCCGGTTTGTTTTCTCCTTCACCGACGATAGAAGCCTCGCCGCCCATAGAGAACACGAAAACAGTCTCACCGTTGAACGGAACCGGTTTCTGTGCGGACAGTTTTGCCAGCGTGGAATGACCAGTTACTTTGCTAAACATTTCAGATACTAATTCAGGCGGGAAGTTTGTCCCTGCATGAGTTTTGTTAGCCATTTAATAGCCTCCTTCATTCGTTAGTTCTGCCGCAAACTTTTCCCAAGTCGCGGACTCGTTATTTGTTATCGTGGGTTCGTTCGACCCGATCGGCGCGACAGGTTTCTGCGCTCCGATAAGCTTGACCATAGCTTCCGCATCTTTCCGTATTGACTCCTCGTCTGTTCCGGCAAGACGTTCAGCCATTTGGTACGGCAGCCCCAGCTCCAGCGCAATCTTCGTTTTTACCGAGGCGGTCTCGTATTCCTGCACTTTCGCTGTTAAATCATCAACAACGGTTTTATTACCGTCGATTGTTTCTGTCTGCTTCCGGATCTGCTCAGTAAGCTGTGCAATTTGGTTTGTCAGGTCTGCGTTCTGCGTTTTCACGGCATCATAATCGCTATATTTTTCTGCGGCGGCTCGTTCTGCTCGTGCAATACGCTCCTTGACCATCGAGTCAAACTGTTCCTGTGTTTCAATAGGTGTAAATTCAGCCATTATTATTCCTTTCCCCACTTTCCGGGTGGTATCCGTAATTTATTTGCACTAAAAAAGCACCGGAATCCGATGCTCTCAGTACCTGATATTTTGTTTTTTCACTGCCTTATATTCTGCGCACAACCAATGAGCCAAAATCATACTGTCAAGGATAGATATATCCGCACCATCAAGCATGGACTGGTATCCAAAACCGCCACCAGATCCGATCGCGCGTTTCTCGCAGTTAGTAATGACCTGCGTCGCCGCTGACTGCTCCATATGTTGGATAGTTGCCTGTGCTAAAGCCATCTCAAACATGGCATTTGCTTTGATGTATTCGCCGACCGTCGGGATAACAGCTTTTTTTATATGTGCTTTTTTTAGCGCATCTTCAATCATCCCCGTGCCGTTTTTCCCATCCACGGCAACCTTTTTCACATCAGCCTTATCCAAAAAATCAATAATCCATGTCAGGCCAGCATTCATCGGTCTACATGCGACCGCTTCCAGGAATATATGATCGTCGCTTGTTCGTACGGCTATTGACAACGATGCGTTTTTTCCGTCATGCCCGAACTTAATGCCCGCGAATAACTGTCCTTTCAGTTTCGGCAGCTTATCTACCTGCAGCGCATACCATTCGTTTTTACTGATCGCCGACTTCTGGTTGTATTTAATCCAAAGGCCAAGCCGCTGGATGTTAAAATCAACTTCATCGTCACCGATTTCTGAACGGATCGTGCGTTCCTTCAAGACCGTTCCTAGTGATGGATTAGTCTCATACCAGGCTTCCACATCTTTCGGATCCGTCATTTCTGGAACAGACCATTCCGCCCAGCCAGATGCGTAAGAATCACCCATCAACACATTTTTACGGTATTTGGGAAAAACCGTCCCTGCGCTGATTGCTGTCGGTGGCGTTCCGAACATGATTGTCTGCGGATTTGCTGAATCTGTCACGACGTATTTAAGTGCTGTATCCTGTTCTGGTGTATATTCCTGCGCCTCGTCAATGA